ATACCAAATACAAAAGTAAGAGCACAAGTATTGTTTATGGATTTATTAAAAGAAAGAGCAGAAACTGGTCGCATATATATTATGAATATTGACCATTGCAATACACACAGCTCTTTTAAAGACAAGGTGTATATGTCAAATCTATGCCAAGAGATTACATTACCTACTAAACCAATTAATCATATTGATGACCCAGAAGGTGAGATTGCATTATGTATTTTATCTGCTATCAATCTAGGGTTGATAAAAGAAAAAGATGAACTAGAAGATTTATGTGATTTATCAGTACGAGCATTAGATGAGATTATAGACTATCAAGAATATCCAGTAGAAGCAGCAAAGAAATCTACTGAAGCAAGAAGAAGTTTAGGCATTGGTTATATAGGTCTTGCTCATTATCTTGCAAAGAACAAAGTTAAATATAGTGATAAAGAAGCACTTGTATTAGTTGATGAAGTTACAGAGGCATTTCAATACTATCTATTGAAAGCAAGTAACAATCTAGCGAAAGAAAAAGGCAAGTGTGATTACTTTCACAAAACAAAATATGCTGATGGGATACTTCCTATTGATACATATAAGAAAGATTTAGACAGCATTATTAAGAGGAAATTAAGTTATGATTGGAATAATCTACGAACAGATATTAAAACTTTCGGGCTCAGACACAGTACCCTTTCGGCTCAGATGCCGTCAGAAAGTAGCTCAGTTGTATCAAATGCAACGAACGGTGTTGAACCGCCTAGGGATTACCTATCTGTTAAGAAAAGTAAAAAAGGAACACTCAAACAAATAGTTCCTGATTACAATAGACTAAAGAATTTCTATACACTATTATGGGATATGCCTAGTAACGAAGGATATATTAATGTAATAGCTGTAATGCAAAAGTATTTTGACCAGGCAATTAGTGGTAACTGGAGTTACAATCCAGAAAACTACAAAGACAATGAAGTACCCACATCTGTTATGGCAAATGATTTACTAACAACATATAAATTAGGATGGAAAACATCTTATTACCAGAATACATATGACGCTAAATCAGATGTAGATGAACCTACACATACACTTGGTTGGCATGATAATGTAGAAGAAGAATCAAAGGAGATTGTATTAGATGACCAAGAAGAATGTGAAGCCTGCGCCATCTAAATACTTCCACGAAGTAATGAAAGAAGAACAAGAGCTGTTGAAGTTGAGTTATGAGGAGTCAGTAAGACAAAAAGAAGAACGAACAAATAGAGAGAAAAAAAATGACAAAAGTATTTAATACAAAAAAAGTAGATTGGTTAAAACAACCAATGTTTTTTGGTGAAGAACCAAACACTCAACGATTTGACCAACAGAAGTATCCTGTATTTGAAAAGTTAAATCAACAACAGTTAGGTTTCTTCTGGAGACCTGAAGAGGTATCATTACAAAAAGATAGAAACGATTATCACTTATTGTCAGCAGACCAAAAACATATCTTTACATCTAATCTAAAGTATCAAACATTATTAGATAGTGTACAAGGTCGTGGACCATGTCTAGCATTTCTACCTTTCTGTAGTTTACCTGAATTAGAATCTATGTTAGTTGCATGGGACTTTAGTGAAACAATACATAGTCGCTCTTATACTTACATAATGAAAAATGTTTACCCAGACCCAACAGCAGTATTAGATACGATTGTTGAAACGCCAGAAATTATGGCAAGAGCAGAAACCGTAACCGAATCGTATGATAAGTTTATAGAGTATGCTCATAGATTTCACATGATGGGAGAAGGTAACAGAAAAGAATTAAAAAGATTATTATACCTAACACTTATCAATGTTAATATACTAGAAGGTATTAGATTTTATGTTTCATTTGCTTGCTCGTTTGCTTTTGGTGAATTGAAACTCATGGAAGGTAGTGCTAAGATTATATCTCTTATTGCAAGAGATGAAAATTTACATCTAGCAGTATCACAAAACATTATAAATAACTATCGTAATAAAGAGAACGATAAAGAAATGTTACAAATCATAAAAGAAAGTGAACAAGAAGTTTATGATATGTACGATATAGCAGTTCAACAAGAAAAACAATGGGCAAAGTATTTGTTTAGAGATGGTTCTATGATAGGATTAAATGATGTTCTATTGAATCAATATGTTGAATATATGGCAAACAAAAGAATGAAAGCAATAGGCTTAAAAGTTCAATACGACCAACCACAGACGAACAACCCTTTACCATGGACACAACATTGGTTAAATAGTCGTGGCTTGCAAAATGCACCACAAGAAACAGAAATAGAAAGTTATGTAGTTGGTGGCATTAAACAAGATGTCGAAACAGATAGTTTTAAAGGATTTAAATTATGAGTAACCCAAACCTAAAAACGGTATGTGATGGATGTAGTGCAAACTATGTTGTTAAACATGACTTACCGGAAGAGTACATAGAACAGTATTGCCCATTTTGTGGCGAAGAACATGAAGAAGTAGAAGAACAGATTATTGATTATGATGAAGATAAGGACTAGTTGTTGGTTATATCAAGGTAAATCAGTTGAAGAACTTCCTAGTGATTGTGAAGCGTTTGTATATTTGATAACAAATCTTACTGATGATAAGAAGTATGTAGGTAAGAAGTTAGCAAAATTTAAAACTACCAAGAAGCCACTCAAAGGTAGAAAGAATAAAAGACGAGGTACAAAAGAAAGTGATTGGAGAACCTATTGGGGATCTTCTGAGAAACTGATTGACGAAGTAAGTAGACTAGGTGAAGATAGATTTACCAGAGAAATATTATACTACTGCCCTAGTCGAGGGGTCGCAAGTTATCTAGAAGCAAAAGAACAGTTTGAGCGAAAGGTGCTTGAATCAGCTGAATACTATAATGGTATTATAAATGTTCGCATTGGTAGTTCTGAAATTTTACGAAAATCGCTGAAGAAATTATCAAAAATCAAATTTGTCTAAATATGAATAGGTGCAACCCGAGAGGGGCGTATCTAAATCCGAAATTTGATTTGATATCTCAAACTTCACAATTTGGCGTGAGTAATGGCACAGGTAAAACTATTTGTAACTAAAATTTTAAAAATCTTTAAGAGAAATCCCTATCGTCCAGAGAGGCATTACTTTAGAGGTCGCAAAATAGAACAAAAGTAGAACAAAACTAGTCATTATTCACAGCTAATACTATCAAAAAGTGTTGTATTTTTACAACAAACTCATTTAAATCCTCACAATCGTATAAGTCATTGATTTTATTGACTTTTAATATTCATTTTAATTCATTATTCCCTTGACATTTGGGCTGTTTTAGTTTATAGTATACTTATATTAACAAAAAAAGGATATTATACATTATGACTATACAAAATATATACGACAAATTTTCGACTTTAACAACTTCTTCTGATAAATTAGTTTATCTTCAAGAATTAGAAACTTTAACTTTAATGAAAGTTATTAGTTTTGACTTAAACTTTTCTTCTATTGAAGAATTAATTATGAACGAGGCCTAGATGTTGACTTCGTTTATAATACTAATGATTACTATGTTGATGTTTATATTTTTAATTGCGAAAGTACTTTAATTATGAAACAGAAATTAATTATGAAAAACGAACCAGTTTATGTTCGTACAATTTATGTTGTGCTGTTTTTTATTGCAATAACAGTTATGTTCATCTACGGCGCACATTTAACAAACGAGATGCTTGCATCTCAAATAGTCTAGGAGATTATATTATGATTACTAACGACCAAATGATTGCTCAAATTTTACAAAATGTAAGAAATTTGAATAATCAAATAAATGACAATATAGAAATTTTATCAAGATTAGATAGAATGTCTGATAATTCTATGAACCTACACGACCAAATTCTTCATATGAGTAACGGTCAAGAAACATTAACTAACGGAACAAGAAATGCTTTGAGTGTTCACGGTTTTTTAGAAATGGACGAGGCATAAATTATGATTACTTACTTACAATTTATTGAAGAATTAAATAAAATACACACAAAATTAGAAGTGATTTCAAGTGATGATGACCCTGCAAAAATATATGCTAGGGCAATGATTAGGGATATGAAAGAAAACTATCAAGCGATTATTGACAAAAACGAACAACAGGAGAATGCTTAATGTTTCATATAGTTTATTCTAGACATTACTGGAACCATGACGAACAAGGACAATTTTCAAATACTCATACTATAATGAGAAATGTACCTTATGATAATTTACATAAACATTCATCTGCTTTAGAGGGTTACAAAAGAACCGCCGATAAACAAGCTGAAGAATATGCTGAAGAAAAAAACATATCAACTGAAAACTTCTTTAGTTCAGAATGTTATCTTGTAGATGATGAAGAATATTTCAAGACTTATCAAGATGAATATCCTGATACTTACCAAGGTTCTCCAGGTTTAATTCCTGCCGAAGAAGATTATTATAATGATTACGGTCAAAAAAATAATTTCATGTTAGTACATGATTTCAATAAAGATTATACTTGGTTTGGTAAAGACTTCACCCAAGAACAAATTGACCAAGCCTATGAAGATAGAGATAACAAAAATATCAAGGAAATCGTTGATTCCTATGCGGCTTGACAAAATCACAAAAATATCGTATAATAGATTATAAAACATAAAAACAGGAGAGATTACATTATGGAAGGTTTATACAACAAAGAAAACTTATTTGCAGAGTTTGATATGCAAAAGACTAAAGCAAAGAAAGTAAAGTTTTTACAAGAAATGAAAGACTTAAAAAGAACACAACCACAGATGTTCCGTGGCACGGCACTATCACAAAAGAATTTAGACAATCTTATAGAAGAATGGTCTAAACCCGAACCTTGGGCAGAAATAAACAAAGCTATTAGAACTCAACAAAAAATTATTTATTCTGTTGATGGTCAGGATTTAAAACTATAATGTTTAAGATATCAGTTATAATTTTATTGTTATTAATAATGATGAATCAATGTGGGGGATTAAACTAATGGGTATGTTTTACATAAATCAAGGTAGAAGTAAAAAGAAAAAA